TTGTTCAAGGCATGGCGAATGGAATTGGAAGTACTTTTCATTGGGTGACATCATCGCAGATGCTTGCGGTTGTCTGCTTGCATTTCTGTTTGCGTTTGGACTATAAAATAATTTCCCTCAATTATTTGGTTGGTTGGGGGATTTTTATTACCTTTGTAACATAGTTACAAAATTTACGATTATGGCAAGATTTGAATTTATTTGGAAATCCCATGTTTTTTCCCTTATTCCTACTCTGTATTACATAAAGTTTCTCAACCAGATAGGTTTCTCATGGTTGACTATTAACGCAAATGTAAGGTTTATAATTTCATACAAGGAGCAAGAGGAATAATATCTTCAAAGTAGAAGACATTTCCCTATTATATCACCTACTTAACAAATAGGAAAAAATGAAGTTGAAGAATGTTTTTCAAGATCTCATGTGGGGAGTGATTGCATGCGCAATCCTCTCCATGTGCGTGAGCTGTCGGACGCAGTATGTCGACATATCTGATGACATGTTCATTCATGACACAACCTTCATCCAGAAGGTGAACATCGACACATTCATCCAACATGACTCCGTTTATCATTATGAATGTTTGAAGGGTGACACCGTTCTTGTGAAGGATTTTGTTCTAAAATACATCTACAAACCAAAAATCGAATATCGCGACTCCATTGTGTATCGCGACAAGGAGAGGACGGTTGTCAAGACTAAGGTAGTGGAGAAGACTCTAACATGGTGGCATAAGACTCTGATGTACCTGGGTGGATTCAGTGTATTGTTAATCGGTTTAGTTATATATAAACGATTCAGGCCATGAACGATAAAGAACAAGAAGTCTATCGCATTGTAGACATCGTGATCACTTGCTGTGCCTTTGATGGTAATGAGCAAACTCTGCGAGAGAAAGTTATGAGCAAAGCTCGTGACGAGAACACTGTCTTGACAAGATGTATGCTTGCTCGACTGTTGGCATTTGCCGGTTACTCCAATGCCACCATCTCAACCTTGCTTCATCGAACAACGGCACAAGTCCGGAACATGTTAGAGGTGGCGAGAGATCTGAGAACTCACAACCGATGTTATAGGATTGCAGAAGACGATGCCATGACGAGGTATTCCAACTTGGACTCTGATAAATAAAAAACAAATAAGTAGTTAGTAATTGAGAAGTATCTTGGTTACTAACTTTTTTTATGTCCTGAGGTTTCTTCGTACCTTTGCCACTGCCATTCGATATTGGATGGTCAACACAAAAACTCAAACAATTATGACAATCAAAACACAAGACGGTACAGAGAATGTTGCTTCTCTGGGACTTGGACAGCTTGGCACCACATTAGGTGCAATCGGTACAGGACTTGGCCTCCTCAACGGCGGTCACGGTATCTTTGGTAATGGTACAGCCATGAACAATGTGGGTGCTAACGGCAACCGCTTCGTCACCAAAGAAGAGTTGGACATGAGTATGAAGATCGCAGAGAAGGACTCTACCATTGCCCTCCTCCAGAGCGAGAAGACAACTGATGCAAAGTTGGTAGATGTCTTCAAGGAGGCTGCACAGCGAGACCGCGACATCCGTGACCTCATCGCATTGAACAAGGCTGAGCAGGCAAGTGTGAATGCATCGCAGATGGCTTGGAATGCAACAGCCGGAGCAAACATGGCAACAATGGCCAATCAGATTGCTAATCAGGCAGCACAGCTTGCAAGCATCACTACAAGTGTAGTTCCACAGAACAAGGTCTGTGATACCGGATGCAACTGTGGGTGTAACTCTTAACAGTTGAAGCAATGGCATATTCCAACGCGCACAAGTTGGCTGCAGTCGTGTCTTCATGGGCACGACCGGCAGTCAGCCAGATTGCTTCCGAGAAGTTCGCGGCACTGCCGATGATTCAAGGTCTTCAGTCGAGACTCATTGAATGGGGCATTGTCACTAAGAACTACAACATCTCATCTGACATCGCACCAATGGTTCTCCCTGTCGCATCATCACTGATGCAACCGGTTCTTGAGAACTACTTCTCACGGATTCCTGACGAGTCAATTCCGAATGTAGTACACGAGATCATCACGGCCATGGAGGAGAAGGGAGAGTTCTCAATCCTTGAAGGTGTGGTGACTTTTGATGCAGCGGATATTGTCGCACTCAAGAAACTCATTGAAGACAATCTCCCGATCGTGGAGACTGATAGTTACGAAATCATCAAAGAATAGAAAGGAACAAGTATGAACAACAAAAACACAACTCCGGCAACAATCATTGCAACTCTTGCAGCCGGTTCTACAGCGGCTCCTTACTACTACGATGTGAACATCACACAGAAGCTCTGTCGCAAGACCTGCGTCTTTGAGACTCCCATCTTCAATCCGGTGTTCACTGTTGCCAGTGTTGCCAATCCAAGTGGCACACAGTATCTTGCAACAATTCATGTCGAAGGTGTCATCTCCTATGTTCCATGCAACTGTGGTTCTTGCAACACCAAATCGCAGAACCTTTCGCAGGACTTCGTCATTCCATTCACCTCTGCCACGGCACCAACAGCAGTGACTCTGACTCCAGGAACGACAATAAACAGCATCGACCAGATCGCATGCTGCAACTGTTCAAACACATTCGTGAGTGACACTCCACTTCTTCTGAATATAACAGCATAAAAAGTATGTTTTGGATAGCACTCACAACGATGATAGGTGCAACATTGGCTCAGCACCTTGGACTCTCAGAGGCAATTGCAGAGATTGTGACCAGGATATGTTCATGTCACATGTGTCTCACCTTCTGGATGTGTCTCTTTGTTCTGATCATTGTGTTGGCACTCGACCCAATCATCTCTGCAGTGCTATCCATTGCAATGGCTTACTTGAGTAATTGGTTCGCACTCATCCTCATGGGTGCGCAGAAGATATACACAAAGTTATGGCAAAGATTAAGAAACAAACAACCGAGGAAACAAAGCCGATGAAGTTTGTTCCATTCAAACCTATTCCTCGTTTCCGTGGCTGTTCTAAATGCGTTTAGTATAGAAATAGGGAGTCCCAAAAGAGTCCCACAAATTCTCGTTCATTTTAGTTGATTCCGGTTTGTCTTGATACTTCTTGGCCTCAAAAGTGCAGAATAAACCAAACGGAATTACATCTTGAGAGCCGCCAGCTCCACGACCAACACTGATTTTCAGTTGGTTAAGTTCAAAGGAGTCCCAAAATCAATGATTTTCGGGACTTTTTTGTGCCATTTTGGTTAAGGCATGTTAAGTTTTTGGTGTTTTCAAAAAGACTTTGTAAATTTGCACATCTGTTTTAAATAACAGTACATGACAAAGAACTTTAAAATGGCACAAAGGTGGGGCATTAGCTCCACTTTTTTTTGCACTTTTGTAGAAAATAATAGAAAATTAGTTATTTTTCTGCCCGGAAATTTGGATATTAATAGAAAAATAGTTATCTTTGCATTGTCAATTTAAAAGTTCAATAAGTTATGTATCACAATTTAAAGCAGAAAGGAGGTAAAAAGAAGGTAAAGCAACTGATAAAGATTGCAGAAGAGAATGGATGGAAATACCACCATACAACCGGAGACCATAGAATATTTAAGAAAGCAGGACAGAGACCGGTGGTTATTCCAGGACATCTGAACAAGGATTTGCCAATCGGAACAGCCAACAATATCTTGAAAAGAGTGAGAGGGGATTAACCTCTCTCCTCTTTATACGAAATAAAACAGATAACCTAACTGAAAAATCATTATGAACAAGAAAACTATCACAGCAGTTATAGAATTTGCTGACAACAATTTGTCTGCCTACATCCCAGGTGTATATAGCGTTATTGCCGTAGGCGACACAACTGAAGAAGTGAAAAAGAATTTGGCCGAAGCAGTAGACATTTATATTGAGGAATGCAAGGCAGATGGTATTGAAGTAGAAGAGGAACTTCAGGGAGAATTTGAAATTGAGTACAAGTTAGATCTTGCGACATTCTTGGGAGTTTACTCTAAGGTATTGAGCAAGTCGGGACTTGAGACTCTTACCGGTATCAATCAGAAGCAGCTCTGGCACTATGCCAACGGCAAGAGCAAACCAAGAAGGAGCACCATCGACAAAGTCGCTGAGGCTATCCACAAGTTTGCAGCAGAACTTCAGGCAGTGGAGTTCGCATAGGAACAAATAACACACTCAAAATACAAGGCACTCCGGTTGGGGTGCCTTTATTGTTTACAAGGTGTCGAACTTCGACATCTCGGTCTGTTTCCTCTTTTCCATGATTTCCATGTAAGGTTTCAGCATCTCTATTTTCTTGTGGCCGGAGAACTTCATGATGACCTCCGTTGGTATGCCGAGGTCGAAGGCAAGAGTGATGAAGGTTCTTCGTGCTGCATGGAAGGTTATCTTCTCACATTTTTCGTATATCTCGGTGATTTTCTTGTTGCCTACAAATCGAGTGACCTCAATCATCTGGGTTATGCCGGCCATGTGGCAGCACTCCTTGATCAACTCGTTCACCTTATGGTTGGACATATGCGGAAGGACATAGTGGTATTTTTCAAGGACAGCCTGAGAGTGCTTGTTCAGAGGGATGGTCAGTCGGTCGGTTGTCTTCTTGGTCAGTATGGTGATCTTTCCGTCAATGATGTTTGCCTTGGTCAGTTTCGCCACATCAGAGTAGCGGAGGCCACAATAGCACGAGAACACGAAGAGGTCTCTTGCATGATCCAGATGAGGAGAACCTGAGAAATCGTACTCCTCCAATGCCTTGAGCTCCTCACGATCGAGATAGATAATCTCCTTGAACTGGAAGTTGCCACCTTTGTACTGAGGACGGAATGTCTTGTCTGATGTTCCTTTGTAGAGTCCCTTCTCCTTTGCCCATCCAAGCCACCAACGCATGAATCCCGCCTGCTTCTGGAGAGTTGTGTTGGTATGTCCCTTCTCTTCCTGGCACCATTGCTGGAACTCATAGAGGAAGTCATCGTTGATATCATCGAATGACAGATCCTCACTGTACTCCCTGAGATGAGACTGCTGAGTGAGGAACTTCTTCACTGTAGACCTCGACCATCCTTTCTTTGCTTTTCCATCACGGATGAAGCGGTCGATGCTGAGCCATGCCGGAGGATCCTTCTTCACAATCTGTTCCTTCACCTTACGACCTTCGGCCAGAAGGAACTCCTCAGACACCTCCTCCATGGTAGGCACTCTCTTCTCGATGAACTCATACCGGTTCATTATATCCTCCATGTTCCTGAGGCTGCCACGGAGACACATGTTCAGGTTCACGGCATCCTCACGGCCAATGACCTGACATGCAACATCGTCCCACTCCTCCATATTGATAGTGATACCCAAGGCAAACTCCTTGCGGTTGCTACCCATGGAGAGACGGAGGAACAGTCCCAGCTTGTTGGGATTTGCCTGTCTCTTGTGAGGACGAATCTTTATGGATCTTTTTATGTGCATGATATTTGGCAGTACCAGGATTATTTCGTATCTTTGTAATATCTCAAAGCTCTGGGAAGAGCGCGCCAAATGTTAAACAAATAATTTCACAACCAAGGCTGTCCATGCGAGGGCAGCCGTTTTTGTTTCTACCGGTGTACTTTGGCATGCTCAAAGAAGTCCCTCCAACAGTTTCTTCTGAAGAAGGCATAGATGAGCCATATGCCGAGGAGGAGGAAGAACCAACGGAACGGAGTGAGCAACATACCGAATCCGTGGAGCCTCTGATGCTCGATAAGTACACCTATTATATAATTATACGCGCAAAAGGCACGGTGCACCCAGCAGAACTCAAATGCAATGCTCAGTATTGTCATGAGCATCCACCAGAGCAGGGAGTACTTGAATAGGAATGCCGAAATGTGGAGGTCGTATCCCATGAGGAGAGTCGCACAGTGAGTCACCATGGCAGCACATCCTATAGACGGAATTATACCGACCAGGAGTCTTCCCAATCTTCGTGATCTGACGACTCCTATCTTATCGACAAGCCATCTGTCTGCCTTTTCAAGGTAGGCAAGTATTCCCATTCCGTAGTATTTATGTTATCATTTCAGTGCAGAGTTGCGGTCATTTCATTGGAATGACCACCTCATTCCATTAGAATGACACCATGAATCCATTAGAATGACCACACCATTCCAATGGAATCACAATCTACTTCTTCACAAGCTCCCTGAGGAAGGCAATTTCCTTATCCTTGTCCTCTATCTGTTTCTTGAGCAGTTCGTTCTCCTTCTGGAGGACAGCATCACCGTTCATCACAGCTGTGTTGTTTCCTTCGACATTATTCTGCTGAATGCCTGTATTGAAAACCTCGTCAATGTTTGCATCTCCACAGCAGAACATACTCCCTACTCCACGAAGTAACCATTCGGCCGACACTTGTGGGTAACGAATGAGGATTTTATCCACAACTTCATAACCAATCTTCCTTTTCCCTGATGTATAATTGTTCAGAGTCTGCGGATTTACATCTATTTCACCCGCAAATCTATTCTCTGAAACTTTCAAATGAGTACAAAGCTCTTTGATTCTATCCACAATCGAACTCATATTTTTATCCGTTTGAATGTTAAATAATGTTAGTTTTAGCCGTTTAATGAAAATTATTCCACCAATTGTTTGGTAGTTTCCACAAATGGTTATATCTTTGCAATCGCAAACGCAAAAGTATTCGCAAATGCAAAAGCAAAAATAAGAAATTAAATTCAAATAAACAAATAAAAAAGAACAAAAGTTATGAAATTCTATCAATTGACAGTTCTCCCATGGCAACAGAGTTCACCAAGTGCAACCATCTCACATGTGTTTAATTATGTAACTTTGACAGAGGCTCTCAACTGCCCATTCTATGCCGGAGATGAGAAGAATGGTGTCGCTGATGGCGAACCATACAGAGACAACTTAACCGGCGAGACACTCTATCAGTACCACTTTGTGTACAACGACAAGACTGTGAACAACAAGTATGAGGTTGAGTATCACGCAGTAGTTGAGCTCCGTCACGAGAGAATTATTAAGGTTGAAGGCGGTCAGACAACAGAGACACGCAAGTGCATCATCCGCGAAATCACATTGTAATAATCACGGGGAGAGCAATCTCCCCACTAAATCGATATAACATGGCTGAAAAATTAGATTTGAGAACTCCATACCAGAAGAGGATGGAGGAAATGAAGGAGAGAATCTGCACAGAGTTCCAGGTTCTCCGCGGGAAGTACAACGAAGCGGAATACAGCAATCAGCGACTCATAGAGGTTCTTGCAACCAACTACGATCGTGATGACTCCACCATCCGCAGATGGCTTCAGGCAAAGGGAGTGATAGCATAATCAAGGACACTAAATCAATAATCATTATGAAAAAGGCTTTTATCGCATTCGCATCAGTATTAGGACTGACCATCTTATCAGACATCAATCCTGCCATTAGTGGCATGGTGCTCTTGGTGGCATTCTTTGCCGTAGGAGGTTACGCAGCCTATTATTTCGACAAGGAGGAGAAGAAATGGAACAAGGGAAAGTGATGTACCTCGTAGATGCTGACACACTGGCCGACATGGTTATTGAGGTGCTCAGCAGACGACACGAGATAGAACTGCAGCACGAGAAGGAAGAGGTGATTGACCGTACGAGGCAACTCTCAGGCCTTGCATCAATAGCATCTTCACTCGGCATCAGCAAGACCTATCTCGCCACCTTGAGGGAAAACAAGGTCTTCACCAAGGAAGCCATCTGGCAAGAATGCGATGGTGGCAAGGTGTACGCAGATCCGGAACTCCTCAAGCAACAGTGGATTCAATTCAGACATAATCATTCATAATTTAAACTTAAATCAAAAATGGAAAATCAAGTACAGACAACAGCACAGCAGGTGCAGGCACCAGTTGCGCAGAAATCAGAGGAGCTTCAGCTCATTGAGGCTCGTGCAAACGCAGAGTTCGCAGTGACTCCAGCAGGACAGATGTTGAGAACCTTTGAGACAACTCAGCGCATCGGCAAGATGCTCTCGACATCAACAATCATTCCTGACAGTTATCAGAACAACATTGCCAACTGTGCAATCGCAGTGGATGTGGCAATGCACCTCGGCAACGGTATCTCTCCACTGACAGTGATGCAGAACCTTGTAGTAGTAAGCGGTCGTCCTACATGGGGAGCAACCTTCCTCATCAGCTGCATCAACACATGCGGTCGTTTCTCATCTATCCAGTACAAGGAAGAGAACCTCGGCAAGATTGGCAAGACCATGGTCAACAAATATATTTGGGATGATAAGAAGAACAAAGGCAGTCAGAAGATGGTTGAGACAGACGAGTACAAGGATGTGGACAATCTTGCCTGCACAGCCTATGCCACAGATAAGTTGACCGGTGAAGTCCTCATGGGCACAACTATCACCATCAAGATGGCTATGGCAGAGGGATGGTACTCTAAAAGTAACAGTAAGTGGCAGAGCATGGCACAGCAGATGCTCCGCTATCGTGCAGCCTCATTCTGGCAGAGAGCATTTGCTCCAGAGATTGGCATGGGATTCTACACCACTGAGGAAGCCAAGGACATGCCTGTTGTAGAGGATGCTGTTGCAGAGGAAATCAAGGAGCACAAGTCGTTGGCACAACTCGCTGCTGAGCGCATGAAGAAGGCAGAAGAGCCAAAGGCAGAGGCAGAACCTAAGGAGGATGTTTCAGAAGAGGCAGAGAATGCCTACGAGGAAGAGATGCTCCTCACTCCAGAGAACGAAGTCAAACCATTCAAAACACTTGAGTAACCATGATACGATATGCAGATGAAAGCGCAATCCAGGGTTCAAACTTCTGGTTCAAGCAGCGACTCGGAAAAGTCACCGGTAGCAAGTGTGCAGACCTCCTCGTCAAGGGTAAAGGCAAGGACGAAGTGTTCGGCAAGACAGCAAAGTCGTACCTCTACAAACTGGCTGCGGAGCGAGACATGGACTCGGCAGTACTTGATGACGACTTCTACTTTGAGCAGTATATTCAGGCAGTTGAGGTATCATCGAAGGCCATCAGATGGGGACACGAGCACGAGAACGATGCGAAGGAGCTCTTTGAGCAAGTGACCGGATTCCATGTTCAGGAAGTGCTCTCATGTCAGCACGATAGCCTTGAGAACTTTGCAGCAAGTCCTGATGGCATGGTATACAAGGATGAGAAACCATTCGCGTGTTTGGAGATCAAGTGTCCGGAGCAGCCAAACTTCATGCTCTACAAGTCGGAGGTATATGATGCTGACTCATTGAAGGCAGTCAATCCAACCTACTACTGGCAGACACAGGCAGAGATGGAATGCACCGGAGTGGACAAGTGCTTCTTCGTTGTGTACAATCCATTCCAGGCACATCCAATCAGCATCGCAGTGATTGACAAGAACGAAGACGACTGTGCACTCCTCCGTGAGCGAGTTGTGGCAGCTGACGAGTTCATCAGCAACCTCTTGAGCAATGGACGATGATATTCTCTACAGAGAGTTCTGGGTAAAGACAACAAGACAGAATGTGAGGGAATTATCCAAGTGGCTGTGTGAGGAAGTCGGTGCAGACAACTTTGACAAGCTGAACAATGCCGAGGAACCTTGCAAGACCGACAAGAAGTCGTTTGTGAGCATGGGCACATGGATTCTCTCCATTCTCGATGATCATCCTGAACTCTTGAAGAGCACCACCGACCAGAACAAGAAGCGGATGCTCTCAAACATGATGAAGAAACTAAGTAAATAACAAGGTGGGGCACAGTCCCCACCATAACAAGAAAGCAATGGCAAAAGAACGAGACTCATTCGTATTCTACAGAGATTGGTGGGACATCCTCAAGGGTTACGATCCAAAGATTCGTCATGAAGTGTATGATGCTCTGATGACCAAGGTCTTTGAAGGGGAAACTGTTAGAGTTGACCAGTTGTCTCGCATGGCATTATCATTCATCCTTCCTACCATTGAAAGAGATTCTGCAAAGTACAATGACATTTGCGAAAGACGAAAAGAATACGGCAGAATGGGTGGAAAGCAAAAGCAAGCAAATGCTACCAAAAGCAAGCAAAAGCAAGCAAGTGTAGCTGATAATGATAATGTAAATGATAATGATAATGGTAATGAGTTACTAAATATGAGTAACTATATTGATGATGATGATGACGATTGCGCATGTGCGCGTGTAGATGCGGAAAGTTTCATAGGGCACTGGAATCAGATCATCGACAAGGCAACGGGAGAAGGTCGCACTTGCTACATGAAGAAGATAGAAGGCGACAACATCCCTGAGAACATATCGACAAGACTCAAAGGCCTCACATCATTTATCATTCGTCAGAACATCTTCTCTCAAGACAAAGCGGATGAAGTAATCAGGAACTATGGATACAACATCGACACATGGACGATAGAACAGAGATCGTTTGAACTGGCTGCGAAACTCTATATGATGCGAGCCATGAAGAACCTCTCCCGCGTGAAGATGAAACCGAAGAACACGAAGTTCGGTTCACTGCAATGGTTCCTGAACGCGACAAACATCTATAAACTCTACAATGGCGACATCCAATGAACCAACAGTGCATAGGGTGTACACTCCTAAGGAACACCGTGAACGGAGCATGGTGTCTGGAGAACAGAATCTCCGTGGAATATTCAAAAGACAAAATTGACTGTAGTATGGACGCAAAAGATTTTTTCATGGCCGTGCGCGAAATGCGAAGGCTGCAGAAGGAATACTTCAAGAACAGAGACCAGAACATCCTCAAGGCTTCGTGCAGCCAAGAGAAAGTAATAGACACAGAGATAGCTCGCGTGGAGGCAATCCTTGGCGAGAGATTATCGGAAGCAGATACCAGAACTCTCAATGAGAAGATCAGTGATGGCATCCTTGAATTGTTCAAGAAGTATTCTGTTGAACCTCAGGAGGGATTGGAGGAACTCTCGACTGCCTATCTGAGCATTATCCTTGCAATAGGTGCAGAGATTGGATATGGAAATCCAAAGGCATTTGCACAAGACCTCATTGAACAACTAATGCAGCAACTGTAGGACTATGGAACAGACTGAAGAGAAGAAGCCATGCTTCATCGTTAGGGCATGGAGATGGGTCGGCAGAAACATCAAGGCATCATGGAGATTCCTCTTCCCCGACCGGACAAAGGCAAGAATCGAGAACATCAGCGAGGACTATGAGGTTGTTCTGAAGAACGGAGACCTCTACCTCGTCTACAAATCAACAGTTGTCATCAAGAAGCTCCCTGCATGCTACCAGAACCTCGACACGATTGACCTCATTGAGGACACCGGCAAGGCACAGCTTGAATGGGAAGGACTGACGACAAGACCATAAAAAGAACTATTATGAAACGGTTAGAGAACATTATAGACGATATCAGAGCGCAGCTCAAGGAAGGAGTCGATGAGGCCGTAAGGTTAGGCTATCTCACTGCCTATGCTGTGGTGAAGACGAAGGACGGATTCATTGAGGCTTCGGTACATAAGAGCACGGAGATCGTGAAAATACTCATCGGCCACAACAATGTGGACAACGAGTGTGAATGTCCTGCTCTCTGCAAGTACCTGGAGGAGCAGTTCAAGGAAGATTACTTCTGGTATGATTACAAAAAAGGGCACTGTGCTCCGGCATGGGACTCATGGAACGATTACCTGAGGGAATGCGTATAGTATGTATAAGTTAATTGATTATTGCAGTAGGTGCATCCATTGGGAGCCAACCACTATCGGATTCGGCATATGCAAGTTGACCGGAGAAGACAGACACAGCAGGACACTGGCTTGCAAGGTTCCTGGCAGATACATTAAGAAACCATCAAAAAGAAACAGACATGAGTAGAACATTATCAACATCGGTGAATGTAGATGTAGATGTCGACTTCGATGATGTAGACATTGAAGACTTGATTGAATACATCGAAGAGAACGGATATGCAGTAAAGAAGATCTCTCAACAAAGTACGGAGGATACTAACAGACAGGGTGCCTTCAGTCAGCCATTCACGGCATGGGACTTTGCTCAGCTTGCTGTGAGAGACATCGCACAGTGCTGCCGTAAGTATGAGGATGTGAAGGGATTCTATCACGACCTCATTGCAGAGATACTGCATGTGTCGCAAGGTACAGAGACAGATGTGCTGTTGGAGAAACTGAAAGAGCTGCTGTAATGGACAACGAGGACTACATGGGTTGCGGAATGGCAATCATAGGAGTAATTATTATCATGGTAGTGTTACTAATAACAAAATAAGATGATTAAAGGATTTGAAGAACAGACTGCACCACTCACAGAATACGAGAAGAACACTCTTCTTCCGGTGATGGTGAATTGCCTCAGATGCAAGATCGGCAAGGCAATGAGAGTTACAAACGCGTTCATCGTCTCAAGGATGAGGGCATGCAACTACGACATCAGTGATGCCAGAGTGAGGAAGATCATCAACCACATCCGCATCCATGACCTCGTTCCGTGCCTCATTGCTTCTCCAAAAGGCTACTATATCGCAGACTGCGAGGAAGACCTGAAGGACTACGAGGAGACTCTGAAGGGACGAATCTCTGCACAGCAGGAAGTCCTGAAGGCTATCCACAGGCAAGGGATGCAGAAGTTTGCATTGTTATAGGAAAACCGACTTTCCGCTGTCGGCAATACGCGGGTAGACAGAGTAATGCGCCTTGTATCATTTTAATTCCTAACTTAATTTTGTTTATATTCCTGGCGCAGAACTCATTGGACTTTCCGCTGTCCATAATACGCGGGTAGTTATTTCCAAGAGGAGGCAAACAAATGCGGTTTTAGTGAATTGCGCCTCCTCGCCATGGGAGAGGTGGAGAAACAATCAATCGGGTAACTCCTTCCCAATTATTTAATTAATAGGCTCCGCCTCTCCTTTTTAACTTGAAAGACTATGGACAGAACAATTGAACTCATTATCTTCGCGATTGGTATCGTGTTTATTCTCTTCATTCTCTTCCACCGCGTGACATACATTTGCCCAAAGTGCGGTCAGAAGATGAAGACCAAAAGAAAGAACGGTGTATTATATTTAGAATGCCCAGGCTGCGGGCACAAATCAATCGACATGTAGCATTATGATGAAGATTACTCAATTCAGATCTTCCTTCGACCACAGTCTGGTGACATTTGTCGACTACGACTTCAATGCCTCACCTCGTGCGAAACGGAAGATACTCCATCAGCTCCAGGAACTTGGAGCAGTGGAATACTTCAAGGCAAAACGGCCTGATGTCTATGCTGACATGGTTAAGGCAACAACATAGGAGAAACAAATTATGATTTTATATTCACCAACAAGAAACAACTGTCATGCCATTGAGGCCAAGATGCCAGACGGAGTGGTTAGACGGTTCGACTCAGTGAAGACTTGCGCAAGGGAATTGGGTATCAAATACCACATCCTGAGGGAGCACATCAGAGCTGACATCGACTACGAAGGAATCACATTCAGATACACATAGGAGAATGAAGATTGAAATGATCATCAGAGGACATGTCCCAAGCAAGAGCAACTGTTACAAGATAGTAAGCATTGCCGGACATGCCACTCTCGCAAAGACAAAGCCACTGAAAGAGTACGAGCAGAAGTTCTTCATGCAGTGCCCACACAGGAACCTCATGATCAATGAATATTTCATCCTCACGATGAATGTGTTCTATGAGACTATGAATCCGGATCTGGACAATGCCTTCAAGATTGTGCTTGACTGCCTGCAGAAACCTTGCGGAGTAATCAAGAACGACAATAAGTGTGTGGAGATACATTCTTTCAAGCACATCGACAAGGTGAATCCTCGCATTGAACTGACGATAGAAACGATAGATATATAATGCTCTGCATTATTTGCGTTTTGAGCGCGTGAAAGTGTTTCCGGTTTGATTCCTATCGGTTTCCGCAATCGGTGCTAATACGCGCCAAATCATTGATAAATATGCCAAACAAGCAACAAGATGAAGAAAAAGAACTCGCCAATCATCATCAAACGCAATGAAAAAATCGTTGCAAGGTATAAGGAGATGTGTGAACAGCATCTCAAGGACGAATACATACTCAAGCAGTTGAGTGAAGAGGAATTCTTCCTTGAGAAGGACACTATCTGGAACATAATAAAGAAGGGTTTGGCAAGAGGTTAAAGAGTCGAGGACTGTTCCCCGACTCTCTCCTATTTGTCAAATACTACTCCGATGCCGACCTTTGGTTTGGTTGTGGTCGCTGGCTTATGGTAGTCGGTGACCGTGACTGTGTATTCATGTCCGTAGACTTTGATGCCATGACCAACAGTGCCGAAGGTGGTTGTCTGCCGAGACATCGGTGCTCCGCCATCAGGACGGAATCCCTGAAGGATGTTGTTGAGACGAGCAGACTGTTCATGGCGCAGCTTCATTGCCTCCATGGTTTCACTCGCATAGTGAGTGTCGTCATAGCAGTCGATGATGAGACGGACGCGGATTGTGGCTGTTCCCTTCTGGTGATTACCCTCTATCCCACTCCATACGACCTGAGGTGCATCGATGAGGACTGCAGGGAATGTGAGAGGATACATGTCTTCAGATTCATTGTCGAGGTTCTCCAACTGGCCGTAGTCCTCGTCAACGGTTGAGAGTTCAGGCATCTTTGCCTTCACCTCATTGATGATGTTATAAAGAAGATTTTCCATTTTGTGTTATTTTGTTGATTGTGTCTATTATTGCTTTTTCTATCTTCTCAGAGAGTTCCTTTGAGTCACCGATGAACTTTCGCTGCGGGATCCTGATGAAGAGCTTCAACTTCTTGGTGAGAGCAAGTCCCTTCCATTTCTCTGCCTCTGGTGTCGGTTTCTTGCCGTGGTTGGAGAGACTGTAGAACTTTGCCCAAGCAAACTTCCTCATCTTTGGAGTGACAGTAGGATTGGTGTTGCCTCCAGAGTTATGAATATTGGCATACTCCACCTCTGTCTTGATGGTTACTTCCCCAGGACGAGGTTCTGCAGTGATGGAGCGCATGAGGTGATCTCTGCGTGATGTCAGAGGAGTGTACCTCGCATCAGTGCCGGTTCCCTGCTGTCGTTTTGCCTTCGGCCACATATGATAGCCTACGTCAAGGAATCCTCCTTTCCGGAAGTTCTCTGTGAACTGGTTCTTGGCAATGATGCCGACCTTTCGGGGCAGGTTTATCTGTATCTCCTTCTGCACATTTTCAACCATCTGTGCCAAAATATTCTCTAAATCGTGTGCATCTTGCATTTTTCTTCAAATTTATTTGGTGGATTCAAAAGAAAGATATACCTTTGCAATGCTTCGTAAGAAGTAGGGATAAGACGAGAGTCTTGTACCGCCTTTAAAAAGTGAGTGTAAAAGCTCACTTTTTTATTTGTATTTGTACAAGACCTTTTCGCTCATCTTATAATACCATATACATGCCTTATATTTACGATATCCCTCAGAGAATTTCTCAAACACTTCATTCATATTAGTCTCTTTGCCGTCTTCTATTGCGAAAATAACGACTTTTGCACCTTGATGTTGTGTAGCCTTACGGATGTATTTGACAATATTTCCTGAACCTTTAGTTTGCTTTAGGTCGGACGGAACACCATCAAAGAAGCCGTCAAATGTGTCACCAATTGCTTTTGTGAGACTTTCCCTCAAGAAGTAGTTAATTCCATTATTAGCAATAACTTTGCACATTTCAATCTCTTTTTGGTATTTCTCCATTTCTTGCTTGGAGCTATTGGCAAGCTCCATTCGCTCCTTTGTAATCTTTACATTTGATCCACTTGGTGATTCATATAGGACTACAACATCTCCCTCCTTGTGTTTTTGAGCACATTTTTCATAAAAATCGCAACTATTGCAGTGGGGTTTGTCATTAGCATTATTGAATATATTCGCAAGCCTTGAACCTTTTTTCATCCAACACATTTTGCATGATTCTACAAAATAAGGATGAGTCTCATCAAACATTTTCCCACTCTTTCCTGGGTTAGTCTTGAGTCCCTTCTGAGGCTTCACCTCTTTCACTTGATCAAGAACCTCAGGATTGCTTGGATCATCCGTTTGCTCAAGAGAGCATTTGCAGTTCCAATGGTCGCCAGGATGATGGTCATTCCAGAACTTGTCTTCTACAGGCAATGTCAGTCGGTTCTGCCAATAGCCTTTGTGTTCATCATCCGGTGTGGCAGATGTGGTAGGCATCCAACGGAGATTAGGCATGATGTCCTTGTCAGCCTCATACTGCTTCCACTCTGCAGCGAACTGTCCTCTGAGCACAGCGGTGTTGTATTCTGTCTGCAGCCATGAGCCACAATAATGAGAAGCAATCGGTGCAACATCCTTTTTCCATTCAGCGAATGGCTTCAGTTTTCCATCACTGCCCACGAGTTTCTTTGCCATGTCCACACCCATGTCGTGCACCTTGAAGGCAGAGAAGACCTCGTTTGAGTGAGCAAGAGACTTCAGGAATTCCTTGCCTTGGTCGATGTTGTAGTTGCCCCGAACAAGACCTTCTACAGTTGCCTCGTTGATGACACGGAGAATCTCCCGCCACATCGTAGGTTCAAAGTCGTTGGATGTATCGAATCCTTTGTATATCTTACGGAGGAAGGTAGCAAGGACATCCACAGAGAATGTGAATGAGGCATTCTCAATGGCATGGTGATGGCCGTCTCCATAGTAGAGGGAGTCAATTACCACTCGTCTTCCTCTTCTGGGCGAGTGGTCAGACCGAAAAAACTCTTCAGCTTGTTTCTGAGTCCCTTCTTCTCCTCCGGTTCTTCAGTACTCACCGAGCTCGGTTCGTTCTGCGGATCCTTGTTCTGGTTCTGCTCAAGCGACTGACGGAGTGCTGCCTTCTGTGCCTCCTTGTCGGCAATGATCTGGTCGTAGTTCTTTGGCTTCTCGATACCGAATGTCATGTAGAGCCAGTCGTCATCCATAGGGAGTCCCATAGCATTGAGTCCCTGAACGATTCGCAGTTGCTGGTCGGGGTCGTTCTCCTCCTTCTTGGCATATACGAACTCTCCACCATCGACATTGAAACCGAGAGCAGAGAAGATAGGCTTCATGTGGTAGTTGAGGATGTCGAGGATGAAGTTGCGGTCGTCAGCATTCATGGAATCCTCCTCATCCTTGTGTACTGTTCCCAGAGCCTGGGTGCCGGTATCTGATGCCTGAGTTGTCAGAGTGTTGCCAAGAACACGGACAGACATCTTCTCGTCCCAATAGTTGGCAAATGCCTCATAGAGCTCAGCAGAGCCACTCTTGTTGCCTGCCTCCACGATATTAAGGTCAGAGTCCTTTGGATGGATGTAGACAGCATTGCTTCCCTGATTACGAGCATCAGCAATGAGTCGTTTGCGAGTCTCCTCATCACCGGCATCGTAGGTGTACTCGCGGATAGGCATGCCGAACACATTACAGAACTGTGCCCAATCAGACATGTCGCCGCGTTTGTAGAGAACGGCAGGAAGGATTTCCGCGAAGATGCCGAGACCTCGTTCAGAACCAACGAAGAGCATGTTCTCAAACTCATCGATAGAACGGCCTTCGTGGTCGCCCTGGAACTTGAGGAGGATATGCTTCACTGGATCGTAGTGCTTACGAGGGATGAGGTCGTACTTGATATTGCCGTCCTTATCGAGGAAGATCTGCACGAGAGTATATCCCCAGAACTCCGACATGAGGAGGTCTTTGCGAAGCTGCTTGAACCAAGGAGACTTGAGCTGAGGAGTGACGACATCATCAGCCTCACCATTGCGCCAGAACTCAATAGGGAATCGTGTAACGGCACGGAGTCTCTTGTCGAGCACACCGGCAAGGTGGAGGTCAAGGGTTGCCGACTCATACATGTCATAGAGCATCACGCGGTGTGAGAAATCAATATTCTTTGCCGCATTGACAGACGACATGTAGTTATTCATGTTGAAGTGGAAGATCTGAGGCATCTGAAGTATGATGTCGCTTTCCTTTTTGAGATAACCGCCTTGGGTGATCTTCTTAGTTTTCTTTGTTGCCATATCTGTGTTTGTTTAGAGCATTGTTGGACGGATGTCGTCAGCGAGAGTATGCCAACGAGAGTTATCTGCGAGAGTTTCCTCAGGGAGTCTTGGTGCGCCATCGATGGTCAGGTCACCGTTCTGTATACCTTTGAGCCATTCGATTGCACGGTCGTATCTGTCCTGACGGACTTTCGACATCTTGTATGGGTTGTGCTGACAGAAGATGTGATAGATGGTGATATCGAGAGCGAACATGAGGACGAGGTCATTGCGGTCGGTACCGGTTGCAGAGAAGATTGCATCGCAGTCGTATGTTTTGTTCATGTACGAGCGCATTTCTGCGATTGCGCGATTCTCACAGATAGAGATGATCTGCGGGTCGTAAGTAGATGAATCCTTCCTGAGGAGAGAGTCGAGTATCTCCGTATGGATGGTTGCATCGTAGTCGGTTGATTCAATAAAATTTGCCATATCTTATAAGATTTGAAAGTGTTACATACTGAATGGATTATCCTCAAGCATTTCTGCGTAGGAGAAGGTATATGTCGGCTCCATGGAGCGCGTCTTGGTGTCGATGAGAGTTATTCCACCTTCCACGGCATCGCATCCGTCAGCGCAGTAAGGTAGAGTCATTTCAAACATGCGGAACTGATTGTCGAGCTCTATCATATGGGGATTATCCTTCTCCTCCTTGTTGAAAATGAGTTTGCCATCACGGTCGAGAGGTTCCAGGTTGGCTTCGATACGCGTGGCCTTGTCGGTCTTCTTTCGTTCATCACCACGGATATGGAGAGTGCGGTGCCTCCGTTCATTCTCCTCACGAAGCAGAGGCATGAAGACCTGGGAGAAGAACGGATCCTGGAGTTTGTTGTTCTCCATGTAGCAGTAGACCGTTGTACGACCATCAATCCAATCGTAGAGGTCGTAGTACCAATTAATGAAGTTGGCATTCGTCTCATGAGCGAGATATCCCTTGATGATGTAGTACTTGCCATTGAGTTTGCCGACAATCCACACAGCCTTGTAGGAAGAACCTTTCTTCTTGCTATCAGAGTATGCCGGGTCGCCATAGATGATGAGGAACTTGAACTGCTCCAGTGGAGGTACCTCACCATAGGCAATGTTCCTGAAGATGCTGCCTTCGGCCACAGGATTGTTGTAGTACTCAGCCTGCTGGCTTCTGGTGGAGATGTTTGACAGTACTGTGTCAATCTTTGCCTCGGTGTTCTTTGCCGGCCATGTAGAGCATCCGAGTTCGTCACGGATGTTGACGATGTCCCAATGTCGAGCCTTCTGTCCGGCACGGACGATGCAGCAGTCCTTCGCAATGATATTTCCACACCATAGGATGAGAGTCGGTTCGGAGATAGACCGAGTTGGATATAGAGCATTCTCAAACCAGTCCCATTTCTTCTTCAGAGTCTCCGGGTTGCGACAATCCTCATCGGTGTCGTAGTCGTCCATGTAGATGATATCAGGTCGCACAGACTCATTTCTTGCGCCACGCGGAGCACTGCCGGCACCGATGGCCACGAAACGACATCCTATCTTGCATGTGAAGTCGTTGTCAGTCCAATGTCCGAGGAGCATCTGATTGCCATAGAACTGAATGAGACGAGAGTTGGACTCAAATGAAGTCTTGTAGGGAGTGAGCAGACGGATGGCAGCATCCTTCGTAGCAGAGGCAAGTATGACAAACTTCTTTCGCTGAGTCATGCATAGGTACATGATAACGAACATAGCAATAGTAGACTTAGCGAGCTCACGACTCCATGATAGCACCTCATACCATTCGTCATTCTCGATGATTCGGTGGATTGCCTTGATGTGGAATGGTGCGAAGTCATAGCGAGCATATTTCGGGAAGAAGTACTGTATCCACTTGATTGGGTCTTTTTCAAGTTCGATTCTCTTCTTCTCGATATCCCTTTTGGTCAGCCAGTCCTCTACAGGCATCTCTGCCATGAGAGAGTCGAAACAGCTTTCCCATCGGAGCAGTGCTTTTTTCTCTTCGCTTATTCCTGCCATTTACTGAACCTGGTCTTTGAGGAAGGCATTGAAGAACTGTGAGATTTCCTTTGCCTTGTCGAGGTCAACACTGCGCATCCAGTTGATGAAGCGCGTACCAACACCAACTATCTCCACTATGCCGACATCGGTCTGCATTTTCTTGATGGCATCAGCAAGTCGTGAGATGGACATTGCCTCGTCAGGAGTGGCAACCTTGTCGCCTTCCCTGTTGTTGATTTTCTCGACTATCTGATTGACGAGCATATAGAGGTCGTCCAACAGTCGCTGTGGAGTGATGGCTCTTGCAGCTCTCTCCTTCTTCCAATTACCCTGCTCTGCCCAATTACGGATAGTCCGTTCTGAGAGCGACACCATCTCAGCAATCTCGGCCATGGTGTGGTCGCCCGCCATATAGATAACATGTGCGAGGTTCCTCTTGTTGCTATTGTTCGTTTGCTTCATTTTGCGAATTATTTTCGCAAAAATACAATATAAATGTGGCATTTGGAATGATGAAAATTATTATATCCCGCCACAGAAGGATATAATCCCGCTACAGAGGGATATAATAAATTTCCATTTGCGAAAAAGCAAAAACAACATTATTTTTGCGAAAAATATCATAGATATGAAGTTATTCAATGTTCTCACGAGCTCTGGCGGCAAGGCACAAGTTCTCCTCTACGGTTATGTAGGGGAAGGTGAGAAGGTGGATGCAGCCAATGTGGTTGCTCAGCTGATGGAGCTTGAGTCGCAGTACTCGCAGATAGATATCCACATAAATTCCAATGGTGGTGATGTCTTCAACGGCATTGCCATTTACAATGCTCTGAAGTCGAGCAAGGCCGACATCTCAATCTATATTGACGGTGTGGCTGCATCTATTGCCGGTATCATTGCACTGTGCGGAAAGCCACTCTACATGAACCAGTATTCACGACTGATGCTTCATGCTGTGAGTGGAGGTTCGTACGGCAATGCGAGCGATCTGAGGAAGACAGCCGACATGATGGAGGATATTCAGCATGACCTGGCAAAGATGATCGCGAAGAAGTGTGGGATGGCAGAGGATGCGGTCTACACACGATTCTTTGACGAGAAGGATCACTGGCTGACAGCCACAGAGGCAAAAGACCTTGGTATCATTGATGACATTGTAGCAATGGACGAGGAAGGCCAGATTGAGTCAGGCTCCAATGCCGAGGAGATATACAAGTATTTCAACAACCGCCTTGATGTCAAGGCACAATCAGATAACAAAGAAATGAAGTTAGAAGCTATCAAAGCCATTGAGGCATTCAAGGATGTGCTCAATGAGGAGGATGCCCTCAAGATGATGGGTGACCTCGCACAGAAGGCCTCTCTCGTTGATTCACTCCAGACAAAGGTGAATGAGCTTGAGGGCAAGTTGGCCGACCTTCATGCCAAGGCAGATGAGGCAATCATTGACCAGGCAATCGAGGTAGGCAAAATCACCGCAGAGCAGAAGGACACCTTCGTCAACCTCATGAAGGCAGACAAGGAGAACACAGTGAAGCTGCTTGATTCTCTCTCAGTACCTAAGAAGGAAGAACCAAAGCCAGAGCCAAAGAAGTTTGCAAAGGCATCGGATGTCTTCAAGAACGAGGGCAATTCAACATTTGAGACAATGCCATGGGATGAACTCGACAAGAAGGGTCTCCTCGTGGAACTCAAGAACACAAACATGGAACTCTTCAAGAACAAGTACAAGGCAAAGTTCGGAGAGGACTACAACGGTTAATCAACAAACAAGAAAAGCAATATGGCACTTAACAAACAGATCTGGCTTTCAGCCATTCAGGAAAACTTCTTTCCTAACGATTCATTCGCAGTTCGTTCAGTAGACGACTCAGCATTCGTAAACTTCAAGACCGTGCATGTTCCTAATGCCGGTGCACCTTCAGGTGTAGTAATCAATCGCGCATTCAATCAGAAAGGTGCAAGTGCAGGCACAGCACAGCGCACAGACAATGATCTGACCTACGACATTGATGAGCTCACAACAAATCCTGTTCACATTGAAAACATCGAGATGGTAGAGCTTTCTTACGACAAGCGCGCTTCTATCCTCGCAAACGACCGCCAGCAGTTGCAGGACACTGCAGCACAGAACCTCCTCTACAAGTGGTATCAGGCAACTGGTGCTATCGAGACTACCGGTGCTGCTCGTACAGCTCATACTTCAACTACTGCTACAGGCAATCGTAAGAAGATCACAAAGGCAAATGTACTTGCATTGGCAACAAAGTTCAACCAGGACAATGTTCCTGCTACAGGCCGTGTGCTTCTCCTCGATGCTGTTATGTATGCAGACCTTCTTGACGACCTCACAACCACAGAACTCTCTGCATTCCTCGCTTCAGCAGATGCTCAGAACGGTACAGTGGGCAAGCTCTATGGCTTTGATGTCATGATGCGCAGCCAGGTACTCCGTGTGGCAGCAGCTTCTGGCCATGCAATCATTAACTGGGTAGGTGGTACAGCAGCAGCTACAGAGTTGGCAGCTGGTCTTGCTTGGCAGAAGGATTGCGTTTCACGCGCTATGGGTGAGACAAAGATGTTCGACAGCACTGACAATCCTCAGTATTACGGTGACATCTATTCATTCTTGATGCGTACCGGTGGTTCAAAGCGCCGCTACGACAGCAAGGGTGTTTGTGCGATCATCGAGGTTGCTACAACTTAATGTAGGAGGTTGAGGTATGGCAGGACTCCCTAAAATTTCTATTTCGTATCTCAACGGTATGCTTGGAACCGTCAGCGACTCTGCTGACGGATTCTTCGCAATCGTTGTGGGTGCTACTGCTGTAAGTACAACATTCTCACTCAATACTCCTAAGACAATCACCCGAATTGACGACCTCAAGAAATATGGTATTACTTCTACAAACAATGCTGCTCTCTACAAAGCAGTGAAGGAGTTCTACGATGAGGCACCTGACGGCACTCAGGTTGTCATCATGGGTGTTGACAAATCAACTGAAACCGGAAAGAAGAAATCTGAGTTGTGCGCAAACACAGAAGACGGTATCATCCGCAATCTCATCGTTTCTATGAACGGAAAGTTGAAGGGTATCTTCCTTGGATCTAACAAGAGTGAGAATACTTCTGATGCAGTGGCTGCAGCCCAGACTCTTGCAGAGTGGGCAACAAATTCGCTTTATGCTCCTTTGTTCTTCGTCTTTGACTGCGATGCTCAGGATGAGGATGACTTGGTGGACTTCTCGGATGCAGAATACAACCGTGTAGCAATCCTTCTCGGTGACACAGCAGCAAGCACAGCAACATCTGCAATTGGCCTCTTGGCTGGTCGTCTGGCATCAATCGGTGTACAGCGCAATTGCGGTCGTGTGAAGGATGGTGTTCTTTCTCCATCACAGATGTATGTTATCCAAGGCAAAGCTGAGGATGAGCAGTCACTTATCACTACAGCATATGACTGCGGTTATATCGTTCCTCGTACTTATGTAGGCCGTTCAGGTTATTTCTTCGCAGATGATCAGATGGCATGCGACCCAACTGACGACTATTCACACATCTCTCTACGCAGAGTCATTGACAAGGCATATCGTATCACATACGACACACTCCTTGATATGATGCTCGATGAGTTGGAGGTGAATGAGGATGGAACACTTCAGCTTGGTGTCATCAAGTCATGGCAGGCAGCAGTAGAAGGTGCAATCAACCGTTCAATGACAGCCAACGGAGAACTCTCAGCAACAGATGGTGAAGGCTGTTCTTGCTTCATTGATGAGAAGCAGAATGTTGTCTCAACATCAAAGATCAATGTGACTGTCAAGGTTCGTCCATTCGGATATGCTCGCTATATCGATGTCAACCTTGGCTTCCAGGTTACTAACTCTTAAAAATCACAGAAATGTTCAATTCAAGAGAATACGAATGGAGTGACATCTCGGTAGTACTTGCCGGTCGCAATGTGACCGGCCTCCGTGGTGTCAAGTACAGCAAGAAGCAGGAGAAGGAACTTCTCTATGGCAAAGGTAATAAGCCACAGGGCATCCAGCATGGCAATGTAGACTACTCTGGCGAGATTACACTCACACAGAGCGAGTACAATGCACTGCGTACTGCATGTGGAGGTGAGATTCTTGAAGCATCCTTCAATTTGACTGTCGCTTACGGCAATCAGACTACAGGCAATGCCTATACAGTTGACAATCTCATCGGTTGTGAGTTTACGGAGGATAATGTGGAGTGGAGCCAGGGCGACAAGTTCATGGAGAAGACTCTGCCTATCATCTTCACAGACTTAAAGCACTTGTAACATGAAATTCAGCAAAGAAAAGATAGATGCCCTGAAGGCAGCAAATCCAACGGGCATCTACCTCATTGAGGTAGGTGGAAAGAGTTGTATTCTTCGTGAGCCATCTCGTCAGGACTATTCCTTCATCATTGGATGCAAGGATGAGATGCAGATGAACGAACTCATGGTGAACACTCTCTGGGTAGATGGTGATGAAGAACTCAAGACGAATTTCAAACTCACCATCGCGGTAGCAAAGGTTGCTGCAGAAACCATCTTCGCCATTGAGGAGGCTAAGCTAAAAAAGTTATAGAGGGTGTCGGGTTGGATGAGGTTGAACCATCCGACATCCTCTTCTGGAATACTCTTATCTCTTACTATACAAGTTACGATCCAAGGACTCTCTCAGATTGGGAGTATTATTGGACTATCAAGCATCTAAAAGAAATCCGTAAGGAAGAAGCCAAAGCAAGCAATGGATAATATTCTCAAATATCTTATACAACTAAAAGCTGACGAAGGGAATGTACGCCAAGTTGCTCGACAGACTTTGAACGATCTGAATAAGATTGAAGATTCTGCGAAAAACATAGGTAGTTCTCTTCGTAATGCTTTCTCATTGAAAAACTTTGGTGATTCCTTGAAGAGTATTCCTGGCATGCAGTTCCTGATGAATCCCTATACCATCATTGGAGCTGGAATCGGTGCAATCACAAAATTAGGCTCGGAGGCAGAAATGACCTCCGTTGCTTTCACAAAACTTGTTGGAGATGAGACCAAGGCTGCGAGTGTTCTCAAGGAAATAAAGGACTATTCCAACGCGACTCCTTATGAGTCAATGGATTTGATTGAGTCTGCGAAACAGATGATGTCCTTTGGTGTCTCAACCGAGAAGACCGTTGACACCTTGAAACGACTTGGAGACATCTCAATGGGAGACAAGAACCGCCTCTCATCTCTTTCTCTGGTCTTTTCACAAGTCGCGTCCGCAGGCAAACTCCAAGGTCAAGACTTCCTCCAATTTGTGAACGCAGGATTCAATCCGTTGCAAGAACTCTCCCAGATGACCGGAAAGACAATGGGTGAACTCAAAGACATGATGTCAAACGGTCAAATTGGCGCGGAGGCTGTAAGTGCAGCCATTTCCCACGCGACCAACGAGGGAGGGAAATTCTTCGGTATGAGTGAACAACTTGCAGGAACGACATCTGGTAAGTTCTCAACATTAATAGGAAAGTTGAAAGAATCGGCAGCATCCGCGTATCAATCGATACAGCCTATTGTCAACGCATTCATTGATTTTGGAATCTGGTTATCAGACAACATGGGGCTTGTTGCATCTTTTGCTGCAGTCATTGGTACGGTTGCTATTGCAGCCAATGCCGCATCAATAGGTATTGGCATATATAAGGCCGTAGTGTCTGCAGTAACAATTGCACAAACCGCATTAAATGCAGTCATGTCAATAAGTCCATTGGGATGGTTGGCAATTGCAATCGGTGCAGTTACAACTGCAATAGCATACTGTTGGAAGCACTTTGCTGGATTCCGCGCATTCCTCGTTACTACATGGGGAGTAATCAAGAAGGTGGGAGATGCTATTACTCAGTTATTCTCAGGAAATATCGCTGGAGCATTCAAGACGGTTTCCAATGCCTTCAAGAACTTTGGTACGGATTTAGGGAAAAACTACAAAACCGAATCCGCAAAGCAAAGCACACCTAATAAGATAAGCACTCCAAGGCAGTCAGGTTCAATTGATATGTCAAACATCTTTCTTGACCCTGAAACAAAAACAAATAAAAAAAAGGGTGCAAAGAGCAAAACTGCATCAGAGATTGCAACCGGAGGAACTCGCAATACGCAGATTACAATCAACCTTGGGAAGTTCTTCGACAACCTTCAAGTTACAATGATGGACAAGATGGATACTAATGAACTCCAGACGGTAGTGGTACAGAGTCTCAATAGAGCTCTGGCAATAGCAACTTCAACAGACAGATAGTATGGGCAGCTTCAACATAAGAGAATTCGTCACCAACATGATGTATCAGAAGGTGAAGGTTCCTCCTTATTGGTTATTCCAGAAGGAGCTGATAAATCATGTAAACTCGGCAGACTACAAGGATATTGAGAGTCAAGTTGAAGACATGACTGATGACCAGGTGAGGGAGTATGCACAAACAGCCATAGGCACTCCAATGCTTATGCCTCTCTCCTTCCAGCTTGAGGGAGGTGACATCTGGCAATTACCTTTTGAACCTATGGTTAGCATCAACGGCCAGAGCATCATCACCAAGCGACATGTTGCGAAGGGAACTCTCAAAGGCTCCATCAAAGAGAAGTGGACTCAGGATGACTACTCCGTCAATATTGAGGGCATCCTGATGGCTCATAACGGCAGATATCCAACAGACGATGTGAACAAGCTCCGCGAGTTCTGCGAGGCTACCAGTGTACTTGCATACAGTCCGCTACTTGAGATATTTGGAATCTCACGACTTGTGATTGAGAGTTGGGATATCCCATTCACATCAGGCATTACCAATCAGAATTATTCAATCAAAGCATATTCTGATGACACATACAAACTCATTCTCGCCAAGGAAGACCTAAGTAGATAGTCACTATGTACACAATGAAATACGACATAAAGATTGGAGAATACACTTTGGGCATGCTTGACAAGGTGGAAATCCATAAAAGTGTTGAGCTGTTGGCAGACACGGCAACCATCACTCTGCCTGCAGCGCAATATAATGTTGCATTGGACATAGAGAAGAAGATTGAGCGCGGTCTTGGTGTTGTCATTCGCTTAGGATATGAAGAGACAGGCCTTGTGACAGAGTTTGAAGGATGGGTGCAGAGAATTGCCACTGATGGGGGCAATATAACCATCTATTGCGAGGATGATCTCTTCATGTTGAGGAAGGCTATTCCTAACAAGACATGGGGAAAGGTTTCACTTGACACAATACTGAAATATATCATAGACCACTGTCAATATCCTCTTCAGTTGGACAATAAGTACACATGGAGCTACAGCAAGTTTGTCATAAACAATGCTACTGGCTATGATGTTCTGAAGAAGATCCAGGAAGAGTGCGGTGCCGACATCTATATCAAAGATGTATACAAGAAGGAGAATAATGCAATGGTATACAAAGGCATGTTCCTTCGTGTTTACCCCCCAGGCACTCCTTCTGAACAAGAGGAGACCATCAGATACTATGACCTCTCAAAAAATGTGGAGAAGGAAGATCTGACATATCGTGATGCTCTCGACAAGAACTATCAGGTAGTTGTCAAGGCGAACAAACCAGATGGAACTGTCAAGGAGATAAAGGTAGGCACTACCGGAGGTGACAAGATTGAAATCAAATGCGCGACATCAGACGAGGCCTCAATGAAGGCAAGAGCTGAGACCGAGTTGAAGAGAAGGTCGTTCTCCGGTCTTGAGGGAAGCATCACTACATGGCTGATACCGAACTGCAATCCTGGCGACTCTGCCACGATTCGTGATGAGGATTATCCCTACAAGGATGGCACATACTTTGTCAACAGTGTGACCACAGAGTTCTCAAGCAGTGGAGGTTCACGCAAGGTAGAATTAGGTTGGAAACTGAGTTAATAAAGAATAGGTAGATTTTTGATTAGGTTTTAAGTTATGGACAAGTTTCGTGAATTGGCTGACAGATTGAGAGCAATCTACAAGGTGGATGGTTCGATATACCAAGGCATCGTCAAGAGTGTGGATGGAATCCTGTGCACGGTGACCATGGGTGGTATCGACATTCCCAATGTCCGTTTGCGAGCTTCGGAAATTGATGATGATTCGCAGATGCTGGTCATGCCAAAGATAGGCTCTGCGGTCATCGTTGGTTCCTTGTCTGGAGACCTCTCTGACCTTGTTGTTCTGCAAGTGGACAAGGTGGAATCCATCTCCGTCAACGGAGGTAAACTTGGAGGACTCATAAAAATCAATGAACTCATCAACAAACTCAATGCGATTGAGAATGACATAAACACTCTGAAGCAAGTCTTCTCTACTGCATGGGTGACTGTTCCCCAGGACGGAGGAGCAGCACTGAAGGCAGCAAGTGCGGCATGGGCATCAAATACACTCACAGTTACCGAGGTACAAGATATCGAGGATGACAAAATAACTCACTAAGATGGTAGGAATACAGACAAAAAACTTCGACATAGACATTGATCCGCAAGTTGCAGACGGAAAGATTGTCACCGGATTTGTACTTGGAGATATCCTTGTACAGAACCAAGCAGTTCTTCTTGCCATGCATCCAGGAGAGATGAAGGAACGGCCTGAGCTTGGTGTGGGCATCGAAGACATGCTGCTTGACGATGCTTCCCCACTCTATTGGCGCACTAAGATACGCGACTGCATGGAGTTTGACAAGCAGTCCGTGACAAATGTAGAAATAAAGAATGGTAATATCACTATAGACTCAAAGTACAAATGAACCACATCACATCTCTCATCGGTCAATGGTGTCTCACATTGCTTGGTGGACTAATGGCAATTATCGAACCAACGGTTCCTCTCATTTTGGTTTGCACACTCGCAGTCTTTGCGGATTGCCTCACTGCGTGGTCGTTGGCGAAGAGAGTAAAACTCAAGTATGGCAAGAATGACGGTTATTTCAAATCAGAGCACTTCGGACGCGTCATCACAACACTCCTCAAGGTTTACGCACTCATCCTCCTCGCATATTTGATAGACATCTATGTTCTCAACATGCTCTCTTTGAAACTTGCGAATGTGGCAGCCGGTGCTATTTGCTTCTGGCAGATATGGAGCATCCTTGAGAACGAGTCAAGTTGCTCGGATGCGAAATGGGCGAAGATAGCGCAGAAGATCATGGTGGACAAGACGGAGCGACACTTTAACATAGATTTATCAGAACTTAAAGACAAGGAAGATGAAAATTGATCTGTGGAGACGATTCAAGAAGGATGGGTACACCATTGGCAGACTGACAGTCAACGGCACCTATGTCTGCGACACATTGGAGGATACTGACCGAGGTCTTACATCTTCCATGTCTCTGGGAGAGATTGTTTCAAAAAAGGTTATGGGTAAAACTGCCATCCCTATAGGAACATACAAGGTTTATATCACCTACTCTCCCCGATTCAAAAAGAAAATGCCTCTCTTGGTCGATGTGAAGGGATTTGAAGGAATCCGTATCCATGCGGGAAACACGGCTGCAGACACAGAAGGTTGCATCCTCTGCGGGAAGAACTCAGAGAAGGGCAAGGTGTTGAACTCAAGAACATATACAAACCTTGTGCAGACATACATTCAGAATGGGCAGCACGAAGGAGTCACAATAACTATTCATTGGTAGTATGAATCAAATAAAAGTTAGAGCAGGACAGACACTCGCAGACATCGCAGTCCAGGAATATGGGGCTTTTGAGGCCGCGGTAGATCTCGCAGTGGAGAATGGTATCTCTATTACAGATGATCTTGTTGGAGGAGATGAGATCACTCCAGTGGATAAGACCTACAATCTTGCTATGGAGCAGTACTGTAAGAATAACAATGTATCACCAGCAACAAAATAATCATGGCACGAACAATCGCAGAAATTAAAAAGACAATGACGGATGCCTTTATGGCTGACAGTACAATCCGCGCGAAGTATGGTCTATCTTCAACGGACACCTTCAACGGAAAGTTCTCATCCGTTTCGATTGAGAACATCATCTTCTATATTGTGGCTGCATGCTGCTACACATTGGAAGTGTTGTTCGATGCGTTCAAGACTGATGTAGACGGGGCAATTGAATCTGTTGCTCATCGTCCGAAATGGTACAGAGACAAAGCTCTGGAATTCATGAAGGGCAAGACACTTGTCACTGATACTGATTATTATGACACGACAAGCATGACAGATGCCGAGATATCAGAAGCAAAGGTAGTGAAGTATGCTGCAGCAACAGAATCTGCGGATTCTTCCATTCTTACAATCAAGGTTGCAGGAGACACAAACGGCATTCATGCACCTCTTGACAATGAGACTGAAACGCAACTTAAGGCATACCTCGCAGAAATAAAAGATGTTGGTGTACGAATCAAGCTTGTCAATGTCAATGCCGATATATACAATTGTAGCATGGATGTATACTACAATCCAATGGTCACTACAGATAATCTCAGCAACATCGTAAAGAATGCCATCAAGGATTATATCGGTAACCTTCCATTTGACGGTGTATATACAGAAATAGATTGTGTTAAAGCAGTGATGGATGTTGAAGGTGTAGAACTTGTCAAAATTAACAGTAGCAGCATACAGGCAGATGGTGATGCCACAGCGACTGTCATTGATGCTTATTACCGACCAAAAGCAGGATACATGACAGCTGGCAGTCTAACAATTAATCTGAAGACATACGATGAGTAAGTATGATGTAAACATCAATGCTTTGGCCACAATGCTTCTTCCTCATTGCCTCAGAGGAAGTGTGACGACAGCAATCATAAAGGTTGCTGCCAAGCCATTAGCAAATATAGGAACGGATTTTTCTACATATAGGAAACAGAAGAACTACAGGATAGCACACAATAGTCAGGTCTGTTATCTAAGAGCTGTTCTCAATGACAAGATGTCTCCCAAAACGAGAGGTTTCGAGGTGGCTGACAGTACAGACGAATATCAGGGTGTATTCCTGAACAAGAGAGAGCAGAATGATCCTGTTGTTGTTTCGCTGAGAGAAGAGGAAAATGCTGTCGATATTTACTGCCGAGACTTTAGTAATACACGATTTGTTAGCTTTACTGTGACTGTTCCAATTTCATTCAGATTTGAAAGACTTAAAGAGCTTCGTTCTTACATTAATACATACAAACTTGCAGGATCAAGATATAATATTAAAAACAGATTAGCAAATGGATAAGATTATCGGCAACTTTTTAACGCAGGACGACAAGAGTTTTCCTCTTGACTGCGAGACTCTCAGCTACTTAGATGAGAACAGAGCGATGTGTGAGATGCTTGGCAATATTGCAGGCGACAAATCCATTCTTTCCGGATGTAAGTTGAATGCTAATGGCACAGAGCGCAGTGAAGGATATGTATTCCTCAAAACTACAGATTTCCCAGAAGGTGAGATTCTTCATTGGGTTGGTGGTGCCATAGCAAACGGCATGTATCTGAAGAAGACCGATATTTCCGTTTCGGTCAGCAGCAGTAGTTATCCGAAGGCATATACCAAGAGAAGTCTTGCTCCAGGAAGCGGTGACGAGAACTATTCTTGGGATGGATTTGTAGATGTGGGGAAAGTAAAGACAGAGCCTCTTGGTATCGTGAAGATGTTTGCCGGGACAAATGTTCCTGAAGGATATCATCTTTGTGATGGTTCTGCACTGAGTAAAACAACATACAGCGAGTTGTTTGCCGCTATTGGCAACACCTTCAACACTGCGCCGGATCAGAACGGAAACACTCAGGCTGCGCCATCGTCAAGCGAGTTCCGTCTTCCTGACTTGAGAGGCAGATTTATTGTTGGTCAAAGCAATAGTATCACAGACTATACAACCAAGGGTAAAGCCGGAGGCGCAAAAGCCGTTACACTTCAGGAATCAGACACACCACCACACACTCACGACATGAAGGACATTTTCTTCGCAGAGGGTCACGATTTGACACTTGGAAATGCTGCATCAGGAAAGTTCGGTATGAGAAACGGAGTGTTGACCGATAATGCAGTCGGGGACGGTCAAACAATTTCTAAGGGTATTGGTAGTAACGATACTGATCAGGATAATGACACATTCCCATACATCACTCACAAGACGGAATATAATCGGAATTCAGCTACTGCTCACGAGAACCGTCCTCCTTACTATGTACTCGCATACATCATGAAACTCAAATAAATATGGCAGAACTCAAAATCGTACAAGGAAATGACTTTGTCTTGAAGATCAAGGTCACAAAGAAGGTCATTGGTGGTTCTTCCGCTGAACTTCTTCCATTGGACGAGGTGGACAATCTCAAGGTCTCACTCGTCAGTATTAAAGAAACGGTTCTCGACACCTCAATCTCTCCGTCCGAAGAGGGTATTTGTTACGCGCGAGTTTCCGGTCTTTCGGTCGGTTCTTATGCGTTGCAGCTCACCGGAAAATATAAGGGACACGCGATTCGCAGTTGTGAACGACACATCATCACGATTGTCAACAACAACGCGTTGTCGAATGTGACACCGGGTGAATATGAGGGTGAAGATTCCTATAATGTGGACACAACCGTTGTCCTCTTCACCGGAGTTGCAATTGACACCATTGACGAGGTGAAGGATGGAGACATGAACGCGGTCACATCTAACGCGGTTTATGATGCTATACAGGCAGAGAAGACCTCTCGCGAGGCTGCGGACGCGTTAAAGGCGGACACATCTTATGTCAACACCGAACTCGCAAAAAAGGCGAATGCAAGTTCTTTGGGTGCAAAGGCTGACAAGACTTATGTTGACGCAGAGTTGGCAAAGAAAGTCGGTGACGGTGTTCTGTTGACCGAGAACGACATCACATCCGAAGCAATCAAGGGAAGACACCTCGCATCTAATTCCGTAACAACCGGAAAGATTGCACCGGGAACAATCCTTGAGACCGACATCAACTCAAGTTCTTTCGACAGCTCGTTGTCTACATCTGGAAAACTCGCAGACGCAAAAGTTGTTGGAGATAAAATAGGTGATATTGCACAACAAATCTCCCAAAAGAGCGATTATTTTTTGGTCACACTCTCTGAAGTAACGAAGGGTGATGCACAGTATAGAGGTATTCCTTCTAAAACATCTGCCGAGATACTCGCTCTTTTGGAGAATGGTGCAACAGGATGGCTTCGCTTCCAATACGCATCCATTGATTTCATTATGCCGTTGTCCGTGAACAGAGGGAAAGTGTTTATGTCTTATGCGGCTGAGTGTGCAGATAGTACTATCCGCATATATCAAGGTGATATCACATCTTCCAATATTTGTAGAATCAGTTATTTAGAAAGTTACACAACAGGATATAGTTATAAAAAGACAGAGGTAGACAGCGAACTTGCAAAGAAGGTAGACAAGGTAGATGGCAAGTCGTTGATTAATGCCAATGTTGCAGACGCATTCGATTTTACTGAGAGTGGGGGTTTTTATTTTGATGATGACCTCGTGATGAGTGGTGAACTAACTATCTATGGTGGTCAAACCGCACATAAAGTAGCCGAAGAACTAAGAGATATAGGCGAAGTGTGCAATCGCGTGGATGCGGATGTAAACGAGGTGGCGAATGGCGAATGGGGAACTCCAGATTATGAGGCATTGCCATTGCTATGCGGACAGCCACCTATCTTGTTTGGTGCGGGAACACCGCAAGAGGCTATTGTTCCAACGAATTGGAAGCAGTTCCTTGATGGTGGTTACAACTGGAAT